TGGGGCTTTAGCGCATGGGGTAACGGACAAACAAATACTCTTGTAATGAGTATGTTAGAAAATTTCTCTGGTGCAGACCCTGCTCCAGATGCAGTAGCTACTGGTAATGTCATGGCTATTGCTTTAGCTGCTGGCGATACATTTAATATTATAGGAGATGCAAATATAGCTCCATTAGCAGCTATGGGCTGGAGTGATGGAACTTGGGGTGAATCTACTTGGGGCGATGGTTTATACAGACCAGATACAGATGATATTTTCCCACTAACTGCAGCTCTTGGAACAGCTGTTTTAGATGCTGTTACAAATCCTACAATTACGGGTCTAGGAGTACAACAAGTAAGGTTAGGAAGTGTTACTGTTACTGGTACAGGTGTTGTAATTCCTACTGGAAATAACTTGACAATAGGACAAGGTACAGGTACAAATGTACTGATTTGGAATGCAGTCGATACAGGTTCAGCGCCAACGACACCTCCAGGATGGCAGGAAGTTCCTACAAATGCTGCTTAAAATTAGTGTTTGACACTATTTAAAATAATTTATAATATAATTAAGAATTGGAGATAAAAAATGGCGAACTCTACATCGGCAAGTTTAAAACTTACAGTCCAAGCAACTGGAGAAAACTCGGGAACTTGGGGACAAATAACTAACACAAACTTATTAATTCTAGAACAAGCGATTGGTGGATTTCAATCA